AAAATATTTTTTAAATTTTCTTTTTTTGCATAATTTGCAAGTAAGCCGTTCCAATCGCCTGCCCCCACATGCGAGTGGAGGTAGGTATACTTGATTAAGTCAATCCTATCAAGGACATAATTAATAAAATTACAAACAACGCGAAATATCCTTGCCAACCCATTAGGCTTTTTTCTGGCTCTGCGATGCGGTGGAGTTTTTTGGATGAGTCGCCTTTTGCGGCGGCGGGCGAGGTTATGGACACGCTAGCGTTCTGCGGCTGTTCCCACGCTTCGTTCACTTCTGTCTCAGGATTGTCCGCGATAAAACGTCCGTCTTTGCCACGGGCGCGGCGTTTTTTGTTAGTCATTGGGGTTCTCCTTCGGTTGTAGCTTTGACCATTGTGAACAGGGGTCCGTGGCCCGTGACTTGTGTAACGTACAAAACCACCTGCGTTTCGCTGTCGGTTTGGCGTGACGACAGGTCCGGCATTCGACGGCCAGTGGCAAGGGTTGCTCATCACTCGGCCAGCAGTGTGGCTTGTAGTTACAGTACCTGCACTCAAAGCAATCCGGGGTATCTGAGATGCGGGTAGTGGACGAGCCACGGACCACGGAGAGGGATTTACGCATCAGGTCCTTGAACCGTGGTTCGTCAAACGGGACGTTCTGTGCGTGGTACACGGAGGTGTTTTTGTTGTACGCCACCATCCATGCTGATTTGAGGTCGGACAACCCCATGAGGAGTTGCATCTGGTCGTAGTAAATAGGGTGGCTGGTAAAGATGCCTTGGTTCTTGAACATGCGCCATTTCTTATCGTTCATGGACTTTATTTCAAGCACCTGAATTCTATCGCCGTTGTAGATGATGCCGTCGGCGTGGCCGCGTAGGTGACCGCCAAGCGCCGTGTACGTCCATTGTTGCTGGGTCTTTGGGTCCACCTCTACCACATTCACGCCCGCCATCTTCATGTCATGCACCACCACTTCTTCTAGCTGGTGGCCTAGTGAGAAGATCCGCATGACTGCGGGAGGTGGGGGTGTTTGCGGGTAGCCGCGCAGGCTGTATTGAAGAAAGGCGTGACACGGGTTGCCTACGTTGCTTGCGCCGATGTAGCACCGACGTTCGCTTTTGTAAGTCTTCACCGTGCTGATATCAATCGCGTCGATTAATTCCACGTATGCGCCCCATCTGGATTAGTTGGATAAAGTAACATATGAAAAGCGGTAGCGCAAAAAAAAGCCCCGCATTGCGCGGGGCCGGGTTAAAACATGTTCACTTTGGGAGTCTAACATTAACCCTAATCAAACGTCTTTAGGAGTGACAAGCATGAGAACATGTCACGCCCTCAAATTAACACTACGGTCGGACGATTTCAAGCACTTCTTTTTCGGCTCTATCTGCGAAGACAACAGACAGGTCAGATTGAATTGCAATAGGCTTTTGGAAACGGTCGGCCATTTGATGCGCGGCTTCTATGGCAATCTTCACTTCATCGGAAGCTATTCCGAAATACCACTTTCCAGTTCCCTTATCAATCGTACCAGAAACCATTCTGCTTTCCTCAAATCCTCTACGGGTTTTCCTTTGTGTTCATAGCGCCAAAGGTATTTCATTGAAGACGCCTTGAGATAGGCCTGAAACCCCTCGGCGGTCAAGCTGGCTTTGATAGCGTCAATGCATTCAATCCCACCTTGGTTGTAGTGGGCAGGGCAGTTAACGTTATCCGACTTCTCGGGCATTTTTTTCTCTCTCCGCGTCTAGCTTGGTTTTGAGAAACTCATGCCACATATGCAGTTTGTCGAAGTCAGATCGATTAAACCTGTCGCCGCTTTCGTAGGCTTTTTCAAGCTTTCTGAGCGCCTTATCAAACTCCGCCTGCATGGTTGTAAATTGACTCATATTGAAAAACTTTTTGACGTAAGGTCTACGCCATTCTCCTTCTTAAATGAATCTACCTGCTCCGCAATGTATTCCTGATCGCCGTCTGACAGATTTGCCATCTTCCAGCCCTCATGAATGTAACGAAGCTGTCCACTAATTGTACGCCCTTCAACGCGAGCAATCACTACAAGCTCTTCATAAACGTCGCGAGGCAGTAGCACGGATTTCCATTTAGTAGTGTCCATCACACTTCTCCTAATTCGGTATAGGAAAGTATACGGACAGTCGTAGCCTCAAGCAACCGGCGTTAATCTATAATTACTTCCCTAATTCTACGCGCTTTTACCTCAACCTCTCTTAAAACGCCCTTTTCTTCAAACTCGTCGTTGTTGATTAGAGCTACGTCATATCTAATCCGGTTGAGCGCGTAGGCCGTGTCTGTCATATCCCTGTACCCGGCGGCGGTTAAACCCGCTAACGGAAATATATCGGCACACGTTAGGTTAGAGTTCGTATGGTAGTTTCGGCTCCAGCCGTAAGACATTATGTCGTCGTTGACGCCACAGATGTCATTCCAACCATGCCCAAACTCGGGGAAGATATAACCGGAGGCTTCGTTATATTGATTCTCTGGGCCGTGGGCCAAGCCCAGTGAATGTCCGATTTCGTGCAAATCTGTATAGATATTACAACGAGACATAGAGACAGGAGGAAGGGCTTTTTTAAAACTTCTATTAGGATAAGCCGCCCCACACGTGTCTGGATAAGACGTACCATGGGCTAATACAACATCTACAGGAAGCTGATTAGCTTGGCGCTCTACGTCTTTTAATTTGTGATAGTGAGAAAGCCACAGTTCTTTCAGTTCATATCTAACATAAACGCCAGACTTTTCATAAATCTCATTGTATTGATCCACCCTTTTTTGCCATTTATCCCACGCCGCCGGGTATTCCCGCATGAGTTTTATGGGCGTGTCTTCGCCATATTTGGAGTGGGAGGCATACACTAATACACCTAGTTCCCACGTCACCGTGGTTTCATCATCTTCCCCATAATAAATGAAGCCGTTAGTGGGTCCTTTAAAACGGTGACCCATGCAATCTAAATTTGCGTTTTTAGGGCAACGCGGCTCTTCTTGTATGTAATATTTGATGTCTGTTACGCCTAACGTAAAGACGCCCTCTCCGGTCCGCCCATCTCCGTAGATTTTTACGGTGCAACAACCTTCTCGTTCTGCGCGGCCAATGGTGGTTTTATGATGGATCATGCCCCAAGGCTCTTCACGGCCCAGCATGTCTTTATAATCCACGTTAACTATGGCGGGATGAAATCTATCCCCCGTTTCTTTTTCCATCGTTAAATTCATATAACGACGAAAACCGCATTCCCAAGATCTAGGGTCTTTTGTTGAATAACGCTTGCCGTCAACGTCTTCGTAAATAAACCATTGAACGCCGGGATAGTTTTTAGAACATCCTGTTTTTATCAATGTGTCGGCTATTGCACTTTGAGAAAAAAATAAAAAAAGAACAAACTTACTTGTCTGTAAAAACCTCTGCATGGCGGTCTTCGTAATGCTGTGTTAAGTCCGCAATTATATCTTGAATCACATCCAACTCGCAGATGTCTTCTAAAAGGACATACCACCGTTCATTTAAAACGACAAACCCTTCGCCATCGTTTAAATCGTAGTAAATTGAACCCACTTTTGCCGCCGTTCGTACTTCATCGCTCATGACTGTTCCTCGCACTCGCCCCAGCTTGGCCCTACTTCTACATCACATTTATTTGGCACCTGTAAATGCACCGCGTTTTCCATGATCGTGGCAAGTTCCTTTGCTTTTTCCGGGCCGTCTACAGAAAAAGCCAGTTCGTCGTGAACCTGCAACATAGGGATAAAACCCGCCTCACAAACGTCCACCATGGCCTGCTTCGTCATGTCTGCCGCAGAAGCCTGTATCAGCCGGTTCAACGCTTTATAAGTATAAGCCCGCCGCAGGCTGGTTGTTGGACCGTGGGTCGCGATTGCTTCTTCGCGAGGAAGCGCCTTGTGCATTTCAAAGCTATTAGGTTCCCACAGATCAAAGCGGCACTTTCTGCCCCGCAGTGAACGCAGACTCCCCGAAGACCTTGGGTCGTCAAGCTTGTTTTGTACGCCTTTCATCAGGCCTCTCACAAACGGTACGCGCTTGTGATATTGCTGTGTTAGGGCTTTTGCTTCGTCCACGGTCAGATCTAGCTGGTCGGATAGCTTGTTAACGCCCATGCCGTACATCATGCCGAGGTTGATTACCTTGGCTTGCTTGCGCGGGATGCTTGCCATTTCGCTGACCATGCTGTGGAAGTCCATATCCGGGTTGTTGCGGTAGCCGTCCACGAAACTTTCTACGCCCTCCATGGGCATGTTTTTATAGTCGCCGTAATTCTTTGCGAAGTGAACCAAGATCCGTGGTTCCTGCTGAGAGAAATCTATGGCCGCCCACTGCTGGCCTTCTTCTGGTAGGAATAGCGAACGGATCATGGGGCCTAATTCTGGGTCGCGGGCCGGGATCTGTTGCAAGTTGGGCGAGTTCATAGAGATGCGGCCTGAGACTGTACCGCCATCGTCAGACCGTAACTGATTGATATGACTGTGGATTCTTCCGTCGTGGACATATTTTAAGATGCCGTCAATGAACGAGCCGCTGGTTTTATTTAGGTTGCGCGCTTTGACGATGTGCTTTGCAAGCTCATGGCTATGCTCAGACAGGAACGATTTGGTAAAGCTGGGTGATCCCTTTTCCGTGCGCGGATAGGGGATGCTTAGTTTGTCAAAGGCCTTGGCTATGGATTGCGCGGCCCAGATCTCCACGTCCATGCCCGCCAGCGATTTGATCTGTTTGATCGTCTCTTTTTCCTGCTTCATCAGGATTTGCTTGGTCCGTTCGGCGCGGTCGATGTCTACCCGGATGCCCCGCATAGTCATGTCCACAAGGTGCGGCAGGAGTGCAATCTCAAGCCGCCACACATCCCAAAGTTCTTCGCGGTTCAGTAGGGTCTTGAAATGATTCCAAAGCTCCAACGTAATCTCCGCGTCTGTTTCGGCATATGGGCCG